CTTGTATCTAAACTTCCGTCTATATAAAATTTCCATGCTCCCGAAGTATAATTATATGTAAATACTCCATGATGCCACACTCCATCATTCGCAGTTGCTACACTTGTTATATCAAAGGAATTATCAGAAGAATTATAATACATTCTATTCCAATTTAACCCAAAATACGAACTTCCTGCTCGCCCTACCATGTAGTGATTCCCTCCTGTTTGTGTTGATTTCCACCAGAAGGAAATACTCCAATCTGTTCCACTTGTTGCGAAAGCAGAATCTAATTCCATATACTCATCAACTCCATCAAATTCAAATGATTTAGTACTATAGGTAGATAAGTCTGTAGGTTCTCCTAAGTTGAATATAGAATCAATATTGCCAGAGGTTAGGGCAGTGTCATATATGGCAACACCGTCTATGTTAGCATCTATGTAACGTGGCAAAGCACCGCCAAACTTTCCTATCTTGAAACTGCTTGTGGCAGTTGTTAAACTTGTTGGCAGACTTGCAGTTGCAGTAGTAGTTTTAGCTACTCCATCCACATAAATCTTCACTATGTTTGCATTTGCCAAGCTACCATCGTAAACAAACCCAATATGATACCACGTACCAGCTACTAAATTTGCATCTGTTGTATCTACATATCTATATCCAATATCAGTTATGTGCGCTGCCACATATAACCTTAGTTCATCAGCACCACCACCAGTTTGAAGTGCAAAGCATCCCTGAGTAGCATAATCCCATTTTGCCATAATTCCCTTATTTGCCGTAAGTGTATTAATCTTTACCCATGCAAAGCAACTCATTTCTGTGGCTCCGTTGAATGCAGTAATATCTCCGCAATCAACATAATCATCTACACTAAACTCAAACGAATGACTTGACCAGTTATTGATCTTAGTTTGTTCTGGGAACTCCCATTGTGAATCAGCGTTGAACGTGGCAGAATCTCCCATCCTATACCACGCAACTAAGCCTGATTCTGATGCGAGATTTGTAGGGGTGCCGGAGTTGTATAGGTCTGTTACTTGTACTGAAGTGAGTTCTATATTCCAGATGCTAACTTCGTCTATTTTGCCGTTGAAATACGCTCCATTATAGTGTCCAAATCTACCTATTGCACACCCTTGTTGAGCATCAGGATTATAGGCAGTATTTGCAGAACCATCATTGATTCCATTCAGATAGATGTTGTAATCCCAATTTCCTGTACTTCCTGAACGTGTCATTACTACGTGATACCACGTATCCGCAACTAAACTTGTATTACTTGTCAAAGCCAGATAACTCCCATTTGCTAACGTAGTTAATTTACCTGCCGTTCTATTTACTTCTATTGACCATTGAGCCTTCGTTGCGCTACTACTAACATCACCTACAATAGCCTCTGTTCCAGCAGCAACTGAATCTAATTTTATCCATGCAGATATACTCATATCTCCGGTTAAATTAAACTCTGCTGGTTTGTCTAGTCCTATGTCTATATAGTCATCAGTACCGTCGAAATCAGTAGAATAAGTGTTGGGGAAGGGAGCAGGAGGTACTATGCTTATAAATCTATATGGATTCAGGATAAAAGACATTTACGTGCCTATTAACCAGATTTTTAAACCTGTACCTGCAACTGTATTTCCTACTTGGTCTATATCTATAGTGATCTCTGCATCATCAGTTAAAGCTGATGTAGATATTACAGCTTTCAGTAACATCTATTGTTAATAAAGTAGATAAAACTGATGTACCTCCCTGGTTTATATTTACAGTTATTTTATCAGCATCTCTTGGTGCTATATTTACACTAGCCCTGACTTCTGTTAGAGTCATGGCATAAGGCATCCGGAAAGTTATTTTTGCTAGTCCTACAGTAAGATCAGTAGTTTCATCTGAAGCTGCTACTCCTACTGTCTTTATACCTCCTCCTCCAAACCCAGAAGTAGTTGCCCAGGCTTGAATATTCAGAATTAGTTGATCTAGATCTTTTCTCCTTACAACATACCAAGGATTTTTAGACCCCTTATTAATATCTTTTATAAGTGCCATCTATTAAATATTAACTTAAAAGAAGCAAAATATTATGTCACTACCTTAACTGCACCTGATGTATGATATAAATCACCAGCCACTAAACCGCCTGCCTTTGCTGTAGTATTATTAGTATAACTTGCCAGTACAAGAGCCTCACGTACCTCATTCACATGAGCTAGTCTAGCTAATCCACCTTGTCCATATGCACCAGCTCTAGCTTTTTTCTCTAATGTTGCATCAGGACTAGTCTGGGTAAAATTTTCTTTAGGTAAAGTTCCCATCTTAATAAATTTTAGAAAGATTATAAAAAAAGGAGGAAGTATTTAGCCTCCTCCTTTCTTCATTGATTAGAATGATCCGCCAGTAACTGGGTTTCTCATTACAATTTTAAGAACCTTGGTAGGATCTTTCACCCAAATAGCTGGCATGGTTTGAGTCATGTAAACCCTATAACCATTAAACTGCCCGGAGGATGAGAAGCCTTGGCTTCGTCCCATATAATCCATTGTTCCATTTTGGTAGAACCACTTCAATTGATTATCCCAGGAAAGCTTCAACAAGAAGATGTTGTCATTTCCTTCATCAGTAACATCAAAGATCACAAAGCTAAAGGAGCTAAGTGGCCTTCCGTCAATTAGAGGATTCTCAATATCATTAGTGTGCAAGTTATCAAATGCAGGATTCAATACAAACCTAACATTTGCCAAGAATGGAATAGTAAAGCTTGTGTAAGCAAACCCATAATCTAAATCCATTGCCTTTCCACTAACTGCACCCACGTCAGTAGCATTTTGAATCAACCCACTACCAAACACTTCGTTTGAAATAGCCTTGTTGATTAACTGCATTCCGCCAATACCAGTCTGAACTATCAACTTACGTTGTGGATCTGGACCCTTGAACTCAATTTTACCTTGATAAAAGTTGTAAAGTTCAGTTTTGAACATATCCAAAGTAAAAGAAGCCTTGTTATAAATCCTCTTAAAGGAGTTATCCAATTGCCTCCACAGACCAACTGACATTCTGATATCATCTGGACCATCTTGCTTAACTCTGCCACCGTGTCCCCACATTAAGTAGGTCTCAATGTCATTTGCAACCTTAGAAAGGTGTGCTGCTTCAAGATTTGTAAGGAACGTCCTTGATAAACTTCCACTCTCAAAAGCTTGTTTAGCACCTGCTTTACCCATACTAGTTACTAATTCTTCAATAGTAGATACAGAAGGATTAGCATCCTGGTCAAAGTTTCTCCAGATTTCTGTAACAGGAACAGTACCATCAGCATTCATTCCGCCCTTGATCATAAGATCAGCTCTAGATGAAATTGAATAGTGTACATGTGCTTCTGCTCCACCTACAAAATTGTAGAACTCACGGAAGCCGGATCCTGTCTCAATGTCTGAGAACCTTTCCCCATACTCACCCCTTGCAGAACCTTTCCTAAAGAATTTAGTTCCACATGCTAAGTAAGCATTATCTATAAAATTAGCATTGTCATTATTAACAAGCTGAACAGTATAGATATGTCCATCACCTGCAGGCTGAATATCATCTGCTGTAATGTATAATTCTACACCATTATACTTGTCATAAGTAATGATGTCACCATGACCAAACGTCCTCTTGGACAATTTAATCTTAAAGGTTTGACCATCAACACCCTTTGTGTCATTACTTGAGTCAAGATCTACTACTATAAAAGGTAATTCTTGAGCTATTGGAGTTTGCCATTTGTACTCACCTCTAGCATTGTCCACCATGATTGTATTCTTTCCACCAAAGGAAGCCATTTGATATAGTGGCATCTCCACCTTCTGAGTCATTGCCCATAAATCAACTGGTCCTAAATCCATAGGTTCCGAAGTACCCAGGAGTTGTGTCAAGTGATACGAATCAACGTGAGAACTAGCCTTATAGTTAGTATCTCTTAGGTAAATTCCATTATTTAAAACTGGAGTTGCCATAATTGATTGTTTTAATTGTTATTAATTGTTATTAATTTAATTGTTGTTTACTGTGTTATTTTTTAATTGGCCTGGATTTGCCTACTATCTTCTTAGCTCCTGGCCAAGGTGCCTTCTTTTTGCTTACCTTTTTAGTTCTTACATATGAACCTGGAGATTTTTGTGGATTAGGTATAGGTTTACTTATAAAACCTTTTCCTTTGGCCGTTTTCCTTGCAGCTCTTTTTTGGCTAATAGGTCTTCCTCTTTTTCCTGGTTTTGGTCGATGTACCATTATATTTGTTATTAATTGTTATTATTTGTTGTTTAAAATTTTTGAAACATGTTATTACTTCTTGGAAGTTTTCTTTTAGCTGGTACTCTGTCTTCTTCTGACTCTACTCCCAATGAACTACCTGCTCTGCTAGATTGTTCTGTTTTTAACTTTCTAACAGTCTCTTCAACAGATTTATTAGCACCTTTTTCCATTATTTTTGCCTTATAACTCTCTGGATCCTGTAGTAACCAAAGTGCTTCTGAAATAAGTCCATAATTAGGCTCAACAAATTGATATTTTTCCAGCAAATGCCCTAGTAAGTTTGTGTTCTTACCATTAATGGATGGATAATTTGGTTGCACTAATCCATTATATAACATAGATTGTGTTTTTTTATCCATTTTAATATCTCCCAATTTACCGTCCTTTAGGGTATTGTAGACATTCTCCATGTACTGTTGTGATGCTTGCTGCTGTTGCTGTTGTTTCATCTCTTGTTCTTCAAGTCTCCTTGCAACAACCGACTCTTGCATTTTATCCAACTTGGGCTTAAACTTTGAAGCTTGTGCTTCAAGTTTTCCTAAATCCTTCCATACCTCAATTTCTTCATTAATTTCTTCTACCGTTCCATAGCCAGTAGCAGTTAAATATTCAGTAATAATTTTCTCTTGATCCCTCTCAATTTTTATATCTAATTGTTTTGTTTCTTCTACGGTAGCTAGTGCTGAGAATAAACCTTTTAGATCTTGTCCTCCATCAGCAACATATTTTGCTGCAATTTGAAGTTCTTGTGGTAAACTTTCAAAGAACTGTTGTGGAGTTTCACGTCTGACTTCATTTGCTTTTTCTTCCAGATTAGCATTAATCAGTTCTTCCCAATCTTTAGAGGTATAGTCATTTAAATCTTTATTATCATCAAAGGGAACAATTTTATCATCTTTAATAAGCTTATCAAATACAGCAGCTATTCCAGTTGCTTTCTTATCACTTTCTGGTTTTTCACCCCCGTCTGCTTCATCTATAGCAGCAAATGCATCATCCGACTCTTTAGTTGTAACTTTATCTGCAGTTTTATCTGTAGTTTCATCTGTAGTTTCATCTACAATTTCATCTACAATCTCCTTAACCTCAGTACTTTCTTTTGTTTCAGTTTTCTCAGCTACATCAGTTGGTTCTTCTGTTATAGTATCTAAATCAATCTTTGGATCTCTCGCAAAGAATTTTGGTTTGGTGTCTTCTGGTAACATGACTGAATCAGCACCAGGTGCAAGATTAAATATTTCATCAAGATTTACATTTTCTTGACTTACTGTTGTTTCAACTGTTTTTTCTTCTGTGCTCATAATATTTGGTTTTGTTGGTTTTAATATTAGGTACAATATAATATAACAAATCTTTTATATATAAACCTTAAAAAGTTTTAGAAGTTTAATGCTTTTTTTGCAGTATATAGCTAAAGCTTATTTTTTCCCTTTTCCCTTTTTCTTTTTCTCCTCTTTTTTCTCTTTTCTTTCTACGTCATACTTATTCTTATTCTCACGGGCAATTTCAAGATTTTTATTAGCAATTTCTCTTTGTGTTGATAACTTTTCTCTATCAATATCTAACTTACTTTCAGTACTAGCATTCTGAATAGCAGCTTGTTCTCTTTTAAAATTCATCTGTTCTCTATATTCATCCCGGTTTCTCATATCATCCATAGCATCTTTAAAGTCACTTTGTTGATTTTGATTAATATCAACCATTGAACCATATCCAGAAGCTCTAATCTCAGCAACAGTAATATCTTTTTGTCTCTCTTGCTTATTTTGATCAGCTTCAAATTGCAATTTCATTTGCTCTTCCTGCTGTTTTGCAGCTATCTGCTCTTGTTGCATTTGTTGTTGCTGTTGCATCTGTTGTTGATCCTTCTGTGCTGTCTTAGTTTCTGCATCTTTTAAGATGTCAGTAATTTCAGCAATAGAATCTGCTTTAATTATACTACCAAGATCATAAATTGATGCACCTGACGTATTATTAGTGAGTGCTAACTGTTTTAATTGATCAAGGACAGCTCTATGATTTGTTCTAGTTGTACAGAAAATATTAAAATCTCTCATTAATAACTCTGTACCATTTATCTGAAAATTAACTTTTTGTGCTTCTGAGTTTATATATGTCAATCTTACACTTGGTTTAGTACTATTATAGTATTGAGCAAGATCTGTTCTCATTTGATGTACTCTTGGCATTAAATTATCCGAATGCTGAGTAAAGTAAACTTCAGTCTGTGCATATGATGCTTGAACTGCTTGAGTAACTCCTGTAGCTGTCTGCTGTGCTACTGGTGCTCCAAGTCTCTCAGGATTAACACCAATTGCTTCAAATGCCTGTTGCTTAAAGTGATTAGCTAATGAAACTCTAGTCATTAATCTGTTAGTCTGTTCTAAGTTTAATGTCTGATAATGCTGAAAATTAGTTGCATTTTCAGTATTAGTGATGGAGGTATCTAAAGGAAGCATTCCAAAGTCTTTCATAGCTACCCAGGCTTTAGCCATGTTATTCTTACCCCAATCCTCACCCATTGAATGACGTGGCAATGCATTCTGATCAAATAAAATAACAGTACCTAACTCATCTACCAGAATATCAGCTATTTGATTATTTACCATATTATAGCCAACCTGGTATGCTTTCATTAGGTCAACCAATGATACAGATTTTGTATTTCTATCTGAAAAGACTCTTCCCTCAATAGGGAGTTTACAACCATAGAGTGTACTATCACCTTTAAATTGAAAAGGTATTCTAGACGGTTTTTTCCTATTAATACCTAAGTAAATTGGATTAATCTCATTATCTCCTTGTTTCCAATATGCTGGTAAATTTGGTCCAACTTTAACACCACCACACACTTCATTTATCCATATCCAATCAATGTGCTCACCTTCTATTAAGTTATCCTTATCCTTATTCTTAAATAAACTAGTGTCATACACTGGCTTCTCTGTAACTTTATAATTCTCATCAATAATCTCCTGGATTATTTCACCATCTTTCTTGATCCGTGTTAAATGCCCAACCTTCCTTTGTGTTTTCCAATACACTGTAGTAACTCTCATTAATCCACCCTGTCCCCATAAATGAACATCATCACCTTCACCAAGTATCCAACTTAAAATATCATCTCCTTCTCCAGGACGGTTCTGCCAGTTACTAACAAATTGCCTATAACCCAAAGACGGCATATTAGTATTCCAGGCATGTGACTTAGTAGGATCATAAAAAGAACCATCATTCTGCACACCAGTAAGCTGATACATTGCAGACTTAGCAGGATAAATATTCTGAAGTGAACTCAATTGTTTTTCACTCATAAGATAACCATACTTATCAATAACATCTGATACAGTCATCAAGTCTATCTTCCCAGCCCAATTACTCTCAGATATATATCTAGCATCTGGAGATTTTTGATAAAATGTAAGTACAGGATTCCAAAGTTCAACCTCATAATCATCTTCCATCATACGGAAGTGCCAAAATTCCCTATCTGTGGTAAGCATATCACGAAATGCACGTTCTTCAAGTTCCTGCATCTTAAACCTCTCTTCATCTACATTCAATTGATGAGATGCCCACTCCTCAACCATACTCCTATAGTCTTTACTAAAGAAGTCTTCAATTTCCGGAAGTGTTTTTAAGTTCTCTGGTGATAATTGTTGCTGAACTTCTTCTGACTCCATATCAGCTCCCATTTCAATCATTCTCATTAAGAGCTTTTTCTCTGCATCAGCTAACAGATTTTCCTCAATGAGTCCTCTTTTTTCTTCAAGCATCTCATTATATGAAAGATCATCTATAGCTCTAAACTGCACTTTTGAGAATCTTTTAGAAAACTCCCCACATAGTACATTTACAACATTGGGAATAATTGGATAGAATCTTAGTTCAAGAGCAGATTCATCTTCTTTAGTTAAGATATCAACAAGATCTTTATAATCATTATCCTCTTCAATTATATAATCTGTCTTATCAATTATACCCTTAGCCAGTTTATAATTCTTTAGAAGTTTTCTGGCATTTATACTTAAAAACTCTAATCCTTGTAACTCAAGCCAATCTAAATTCCATGCAAACCAATCATCATCTTTCTTCTTAGCTGATAAAAATTGAATTGGTTGTGTCAGACTACTAGTAGTTGGATAACCACTGTCAGCCTTGGCACCATCCTTTAACTGCATTGCGTTAAATACCTTCATTATTTAAAGTTTTTATATGGAGACTTCTTAAATTTCTTACTGTGCACACCTCTATAACCCCGTCCAATATTTTTGAAAGGGTTATATTTTAATTTATACAAATTTCGGGACTTTTCCAAGTTTGTATCATCCGTTTCCACTCTTTTTACATACCCTCTATTTGACTGTTGAACCTTAGCAAAAGCAATTAAAGCAGCAAATGCAACCAATCTGTCTACGTTCAAACCTGGATGATACGCCACCATTTCTTTTAATAACATAATATCAGGTATTCTCTCTACACCCAATGTAATACTTGTTACCTCACCATCTTCATCTGTCTCCTCATCTATCTGTTCTCTGATAAACTCAATAGCATATGAAATTAGATGACTCTTAAAAAGACTACCTGTATTCTTCCAACCATACTCTTGATATACTGTACTGTTTGAACCAAGATCTTTTAGAAATAGTATCTGTTGTTTAGGAACAAGATACTTTTGTTTCTTTCTTGCAATCATATGCTGGATAAAAAGAGAAATATTATTCTCTACAATTGTCCAGGCCTTGTACCATTCAATAATTAACTCAAGCTGTTTATGTGTTTTATTGATATCATCATATCTTCCACACCAAGCTGCTACAATTTTATCCTTTTCAATGAAGTGCTCTACCTTGCCAGAAGTCTCCCTGGTCACTTCTACGGGATTTTTGTACACATAGATACTACATAATGAATCTGAGGTTGTAGTTTTACCTTCAGATATAGGATCAATAGATGCATAATATGTTCCAAAGGCCGGATCATCTACTGGTCTCTCCCACACTATAAGAGATCCAGTTTTATCAATTGCTTTCTTGGAAACAGGAAAATCAGAGATTGGAAGCTTCTTGCTTTTGCTGGCTATTATACCTTTCTCATCCTGTTCTAATTTTATAAACTCATAAGGATATGTTTTCTCTTCAACTCTTCTTATTTGATGAGACAATACACTTGGTGGAAATACAGAAGCCCTTCTAAATGCAAAGGCCTCTTCAATATTAGTGGGCCTCTGAGAAATCCTAAGCTGATACTGTTCTGGTGTTAAGTCCCTTTTCCACCGTTCTCTCTCTTTTTGTATAGCCTTTAAGGATAGTTCAATTTTGGAATTACCATACTTATCAATGTGAGGTAGCATGGACCATTGTTCTGGAATGAATAATCCTGCTAATCCCACTGTACCTTTATCATCTATAAGGTCTGTCTCTACTGCATATATATCATTGACTTCGGGTGACATTATCATATACTTTAATGGTTCACACTGATCAAGATCACCAACAGAACCAGCAGCTATAAACATTCCTGTAGTTAACATACCTGAAGACATAGATGGCCGTAGATACTCATAAGTATATCCCATCTTAGGAGCTATACCCGCTTCTTCGTGGAAAAAGTACGTACATGGGCCACCTACACCAGTTGTTGCATTCTTTTCAAAGGATGTACCCTGAATTTTTGACTTTAAACCTCGTGAAGTCTTTCTATTATTGATCTTTACCTCAATCTGCTGTTGCCATAAGAGAACTTTCTCTGGATTACAGGGTCTGTACCATGCAGTATGTTCATTGAGAAAGGATTTATACTCATCCAGGAACTTCCAGGAACCCTTATCATTAATATAGTCTTTAAGTGATGCTCCTATTTTAAGAATAGCCCCTTCCTCAAACCAATATTGATTAATTAGCTTAGCCATATGGAAATAAGAGACGGCAATCTGCCTTTTCTTAAGAATGGCTGTATGTTTTTCATGTAATTCTGCCAGTATCTCATAGAGAGCCATGTGATACTGTGCATCTCTAATTTTAGCAAAACCGTATTTCCTCTCTTCCTTGTCAAAAATTGGAAGGAAGTTCAACCACATATAGTAATCTCTAGTGAGATACCATGTACCCTTTTTACTGCGGAATATTGCGCCCTTTCTGCACTTCTCTTTTTCAAAATCCCAATAGGACGTGTAGTCCTTAGACCTAAAAGGACTGTTACAATAGTAACTATTCTCATTAAAGAAGGTTGCCTGTTCATTAAACTGAAACGAAGTCTTATCAAACTTGTATTTTCCAGGCTCTTTAAATAGGGATAGTATAAACTTTTTATACTCTCCTACTGTTTCAAAATCAGTAGTTATCCATTTTTTATTTTCGTATGTGGGAACCTTAATGTACATTAAAGTTGATCATAAGCTAAACCCTGTCCTCCACGAACAGTACTCTCTTGTTCCTGTCTCATATCAGTATAGGCACCTTTATATGATCCTCTTATTGCCTCAAACTTAGCAGCAACATTAGTTAAGGCTGTAAGATTGCCATCTCTACCATGTTCAATCTCAGTAGTCTCCATATACTTCGCTAATCTATCCAACATGGATTTAATCCCCACGTATGCCCTATACGTAGGTGTTTCATACAGTTGTCTGCATCTTTTCAGGCCATTTACAATCAATTCATCATCCAAAGACACGTCTAACCCAACCTCCTCAACAATAATATCCTCCTTTTCATTCTCAGGCACATTAAAAAAGGGGTTCACTTCTGGGTTAGGGCAGCTCATATAGAATAAATACTCAAGTATCCCCATATGATCATCAGGATATGCCTCTATTATACTACTCAAAAAGTTTAGGGTATAACAATGCTCTGAAAGAATCACCTTTCCATTCTCTATATCAAATATTCTTACCAACATACCTTTAATTTTTTCTAAGTACCATCAGACTCCAACTTAACCAATCTAATTCACATACTTTTCTTAACTGATTAGTATTCTCTTGGTCTAAGGTATATCCTAATTTTATAAATTTATCTTTAATATACTCAGGACTTCTACAATTTACATGACCATACCCTGGTATTCCTTCTAAAGCCCATGTTAAAATTATACCCTTTTTATTATTACGGTGAAGATTCTCTATAAATGTATCTTCATATTTTTCAGGAATATGTTCCCCTACTTCAAAACTTATTATCCAACAATATTTTGCTACAATATGATCAGATTTTAGTGGTTTTGATAAATCTATAACTTTACAATCTGGATTTATTTCTGTTGTAAACGGATTACCATCATATCCATCAGCTTTTAATCCATTCTTATTAAAGTAACTAACATAATCTCCTAATCCACATCCAAAATCAGCTATCTCTCTTACCCTTTCAGATTTAAAAAATTTATATAATTCTTCTGCTAAAGCTCTATCAAAAAAATGACTTGTTTTAACATCTTTACTTTCCCATATACCACGTTCCCCAATAGAAAAAGGATATAATTCATCCTTTCTATCTTTTCTAATATTTTCAATTGGGACATCTATAAAATTATTTATATTAAGAGCATTCAGATTAAAATGTAGCAATTTATAATCACTAACATTAATTTTATGCTTAGGTATTGCAGGATCAGCTGCATGAGAACCCATACTAAAGTTTATATCTAGTATAGTAGGTCTAAACATTAGTGTTTTATCATAACCTGTACTTCTATAACCATAGGTTAATTCATTAAGTGTAGACTCTGGCTTAAGTCTTAACATTTGATAGGCTTTAAATTTAATAGCATCCCCTTTTTCTTTTTCTAGATCTTTAGATGTTATTTCTACTAACTCATCTATATCACAAACTAACACCCAATCTGCTTTCGATCCTTTCCATGCAGTATTTTTAAATTTTTGTAGATTAGGTTCTGTGTATTTTAGAAAACGTCTTACAATACAGTCTTCTTTATTAAACACTTCCCTAGTATTATCTTTAGAGTAATTATCATAAATATTAAAAATACATCCTGGAAATTTTTTCTGATAATGTTCATAAAAAAGTGTACATAAAAGACCACCATTCTTAACAACAGTGAATATTTCTACCTTCACGACTTAACAGGGTTCCTACTTAACCACTCTATAATATTTCTCACTTCATTCTTTAGATAAGGTAACTTATATATCTTAATCTCATCTACCACTGGTTCACCATTAATAGATTCATTGATAGGATAACCATATTTATTTTTGCCAGCTTCTTTGAACTTAACATGCTGTATAATAAGGTTCCCAATCTTTAACTTAGGATTATGCTTCTTTATAATATATGCATATAAACTCAATTGCAGATTATAGTGGCTTAAATTACAATCATCTAAATGACTCACAGGATTAAACATTTTTGATGTAACACCTTCCCAGTTTGTGAACCCCTCTTTCTTTATTTCTTTATTTGTCTTGTAATCAATAACGTTTACTTTCCCATTTATCACTTCAACTACATCTGCCTGACCACATAAACTAGAAGACTTAAGATATACGAAGTGTTCTGGGTACACACCGTCTAAAAGCTTTTGATTTGGTGCAATTTTAACCCCTGCTTTATCTATGATGGGCTTTATTATTGGAACTTCTTTCCCGTACCTCTCAATTGTGTTAAATTCAGTTATATCAGTCTCTCTCTGAGAGTGATACCAGTTGCCTAAACCAAGTGCTCTATTTGATTCCCCCTTCCATGCAGCCAATATATCTTTCTCAGACATATTATACCACTTAGACCTCTTATTCTTTGCAGATTTCTTAGCCTGGGCCTTAGCATTGAACGCTGGCTTGAACATACTCACAAAAGAAGTGACACTGAGCCATTTAATGTTCTCTTTATCCAGGTTGGAGTCTAAACTCTCATAGACATGCCCTTCTTCTTTAAATATTACTGTCATGATATAAGGCTTTTAAGTACTTTTTTCTAAGATACTTACCAAGTTCTGCATCATTGGGATATTTTTGAATATCTTCCTCAGTAACTATAACTGGAATGGTACAAAAAGGTTTCTTATCCTCCTTCATCTTTATGTCCCATATTCTTTTTTAGTTCTTCCTCCGCTTCTTCCGGCATTAAAGCTCTCCATTTTCCAACCGGACACTCTCCAGACAGTGATCTTAGCTTAGATCCCAGGCTACACCCACACTCCTTACAGCAAGGTTGAGTACCTGGTGCCATACAAAAGCTCCCCCGTCTATCTAGATGTTCACACTCCTTACACTCCGTTTCATTTATTATTCTCTTTCCAGTTCTTCTTTTCTTCAACTAACCCATTGAGTGTCTCTAAGGTTCTTTCTAGATCTTGTAACTTTTCTTTAACAGGGACATGCTTCTCATATCCAGTATAAGTCATCTTTTCTAGGTTCCCCAGGATATCCCTGTGTCTCTTGATAACCTTTTCCAGCTTCATTTTCCTTACAGAAAACGTACCTAGATTTTCTAAATAAACTTTAGGGTATGTTAGTTCTGAAAGACTGCTTCTTATCTTTCCGTAATAGTAGTCAATGAACCTCTCAACTAATTCCGGATGCACACCAACTTCCTCAGCAATATCTTCAATGAATATTTTATGCTTCTTGGGGTTCAATTCCTAGAAATTTATAATCTAAGAATATTGTACCCTCAGTCTGTATATCCATTGAATCACTGATGCTAATACTCTTCCTATTATTCCCTATTTTATTTACAAGGTTCTTCTTCTCTGCCTTAGTGATTGCATTTCTGGCTGACTGTGGACTTTTAAATATCTGTTTATCAGAAACCAGTTTACAGAAACTTGTCAACTCATGGTCACCAAGTTTAGCAAGTTCAGTTAGACAACTCAAGTCTGATGCACTTATCTGTACATCATTCAAAAAACAGAATGTCAAAATCTGGTACTTAATAACACCATCCTTTGACATTCTTACTTTCTTATCTACTTTGTTTACCCTCATCTAAAAGTCTGTTACGTTTAACAATGTATAAGTCAAGCCCTCTCCCCAAACTTCAGCACTCTCCTGGCATATTTTAATAAACACATCATACAAGTGGGGGTCTGCGGTTACCTGACAACCAGCAGACCAGTTATCCACCTGTACGGACTCCTTCTTGGAATTAGCTCTGTGATGATTAATACCAAAAAATCCTGTATCCTCATAGCCACCATCTATGTCCAATACACCGTCCTTATTTGCATCTCTTACTACTGTTACTTCCTTACGCTGTACAAGAGCATCATACTTACCCCTGTGTTTTCCCAGCTTCCACGCACCCCGATACTGATCTTCTTTCAAAATAGCCGTTCCCAAATTGTTACCCATGGTATCATTTAAAAAATAGATCCCTGGATCAGTGGTACCCGGCCTCCAGAAGCTACTCCACTGGCCCCGGTACTTCCAGAACATAACCAGCATATCATTAAAAGTATTCACAGAAGCTACATCACGTATTCCTACGTAATTAAGGTTAAGTGGTTTACTATCATTCTCAAAGACAGCATAACCCTTCCGGGTCATCACTCTCACTATATCTTTTATTTCCATTAGTCCTCTGTTCTTTTAAGTGTTCTCTTTTTACCCTCTTCAGGCATCCCATCCTTAGCATTTTCAAAATCCATTCCAGGCGTTGGTCCTCCCTCTCCATTATTCATAGTGGCTTGAGCTAGAAACATCTGTGCCTGGATTCTCTCAGCACGGGTTTTCTCAATATTCATTAAAAGCTCCTCATACTCCAGCTGAGTCTTCAGGTGCTTAATATTCTCCTTATAATAATCTGTAATTTCCTTACGCCTCTCAGTAAGCTCTTCCTTAGAGAGTTCAATAGGCTCTACTACTTCCTTGGTTTCTTCAGTCATGATCTATAGTTTTAGTTCCTGACAAATATATAAATATTTTAGGTTTAACCCCACGGTTTATTAAACGATAAACCCCGCTATGTGAGTATCATTTACTAAAGAGACTTTAGCACCTGAAGGAGCACAGCACATTTCTCATATTCCTGCTTATCCTCAAAGTAATCTATAATATCCTGAACCTCTTTCACGGTTAGATCCCCATTAGGATCATGAGCCAATACAGCATTCCGCCCCTCCCTATAATTATCATGCATAAAATCCTCAAGCCGGGTACCCGTGGCAAGCACTAGATAAGAGTTCTCAAAAGCAAGATCAACCATCTTCCTTTCCAGCTCCATGT